GCACAATGTGGATGACCGTTCCCTCACCCAGCTGTTCGTGAAGACGGGCGTACACCGCCTCCGGTGCCGTGTCATCACCGGCAATACGTATCTGGTACCAGCCTTCGTTCATCTGACGGCGGAATCCCGGCATCTGCATCGACAGGGCACGGATGGCTTCCGCTGCCGTGTTCACATACAGGCTGAGGCGGCGGCCAAATCGTTGTAAATCCCCGTGAAGGCAGATACGTGCCAGTGGCGGTGACGCCAGGCTGAATGCGTTCGTCGTTGCCATTTTTCGGAATACCTCTCCCGTTTACTCAGTTGTTCAGGCAGATGGTGAAGCAGTTCACCGTTGCCGCAGTATATGGCGGCATGATTGGCCACCGATGCGCCAAAGCAGCACAGCAGGATATCGCCCGCCTGTGCAGAGGACAGGGGCACCCGGTAAAAGCCTGTGACCGCCATATTGTCCAGGTAAAGGTTCTGACCGTTGCGCCACCAGTCATCCTCACGCTCAAAATCCGGCATATCAATTCCCGCCAGATGGTAGGCATCCCGGAACAGCGTGTAACAGTCCGTCACCCCGTGCTCAAAGCGCCGTCCTGTCAGATGTGGCACACAGCGGAATTTATGAATTTCCCCCCGGCAGACCAGCCACCAGGACAGTGCACTTTTTATCTGCAGCCGCCGGTCGGCCTCGCTCAGCCAGGGCAGACCACCGGGATGACTGTGGACCAGTGCCACAATCTCCCCCTGCATTTCTGCCCGCAGCCAGTCCTCCGGCGACATCCGGAAATAATCTTCCGGCTCACCGGAGATATTCACGCAGGGAAAATATCTTTCCCCTTCCGGCGTTCTCACCACGAAGCCGCACGACTCCGCTGGCGCACATCGCCGGGCGTGCGCCAATATATTGCTATAGAGCATGAGAACTCCTGATAAAAACCCAGCCGAAGCTGGGTCATTTCGTTGGCAATCTGTTAGTAGTGATGCGGTGAAGGAGGTAATTCTTTATTCTTAAGTCTCATCCATGCGGAAAGATTCGTTGGTCCGTCTGGCTCATTGATATCAACATCTCGTGTGTGATTAATTAAAACGTCTCTCGCCATTCCAATAACATACGAGAACTCATGACCGTAGTCGTAGCATCTGCCGGAATAGTTCGATTGAATTTGTTTTAGCGCCGGATACAGTTCGCGGAATAATGCCTGTGAGCGGTTGGCATAATCCCATAGCCATACAAGGCTGTTTGCTTCTTTTGCGGAAAGCTCGTTGGTGCTCTTCTCTTGTTTGCCAATGAATTCACCTTCAAGCACTACCCTGTGGATGTACTCTACGGCAAGCGGGATTTGTTCAATTGAAAGCTCATCAATGCTGTCAATACCAAAACGCTGATGAACCATATTGTATGCATCGTCATTGCGAAGTCCTTTCTTTCCTACCAGCATGTTTACTGCATCGCGTAGCGGTGTTCTTTCCTCAACAGTGGTTTTCTTTCCTTTTACATACTCGCCATGTTTGCGAATTGAAGGCAGAACTTCTGCTGTTACCCACTTGCGGAATTTGTGCGGGACTGAACCTTTATTGACTGCATCGCGGCAGCGCAGAACCAATGTATACATACCTGATTCGCTCACAATGCTTAGATTCTGCTCACCACCAAGGGTGTAACTTAAAGTTACTCCCTTTTCATCGTCATCAAGTGCAGTAAGCGCCTTGCGTGAGTTAGTCAAAGCTAAAGCATCACAAACATCTTTAGCTACAAACCACGGCTCACCGCACTTGTTGATGACGCGGATTTCACTGTCGCCGAATTTGAAGATAGTGAAATCGTTTTGTGCCTTTGCTATACTTTTCATGTCAATATTTCCTAAGCCGATTTGTTGATAACGAAGCCCTGACTGTTACAGCAGTTGGGGCTTCAACTTTCTGCTCTATCAGTTATATCTTTCCCTTCGTACACTTCACCTATATTGCTAATGCTGGCAGAACATCCAAGATACTTGTATCTTATGATGTCAAACACGCAGTCACTACACAGCATCCGACCTGTTTCTTTAGAGTAAATGTATGTTTGATCAGCGTCTGATTCGCTAATGCCGCAAAAAACAACATTCTTTACTCATACCGTTATCCCCTCTCTCTTCAGGCTGTCCAGCAATCGCTTAATCACTTCCGAGTTAAACGACCGGCATTCTTCTTTGGCCTTTCCTGTAATCGCATCTTTTAGCGACTGAGGCATTCTCACCAAAATTCTGCTAACTTCTTTTTCCATATCGCCACCGCGTGAGTTATTATGAATCATAAACGTATCACTGTGACTATATCAAGTCAAAGTTTTTTTGAATACACTGTGATATCAATGTGATTATCACGGTGTAAGTATGACGAAGGTTAGAGACATAGCCCCATATAGCGTAAGAATGCCAGATAGCCTCAAGCGCGACCTGACCATAAGAGCATCGAAAAACGGACGCTCATTAAATTCAGAAATAGTTATGATCTTGCAAGCTGCTATTGATGAAGAAAAATCACCAAGATCAATAGAAGGTTTTGCTCAACAAGAATCTGAAAAATTTAGGGAGGCTCTTCTTAAGACTCTCAGCAGCATGTACGGCGAAGATAAAAAACCCACCTGATGGTGGGCATAATCCATTACTGCGAAAGTTTATTAATGGAAAGGAAACCGCCAAAATTAGCCACCATGCCGCGCATCTCACACCCGCGCATGCACTTGCTGCATCTGTCCTTACGGATATCCGTGGTGGGGTTGTCGAACTCATCCGCCACCGCAGGACCGTGATAACCGCATTCATCTCCCCGGTAATCCCACATACAGGTGTTCGCCAGCATGATGCGACCGGGAAACAGCGCTCCGTCCGTCTCCGTCGGTGTTGCCAGCACAAACGAGGCTGTCATGGCCGTCAGCTCTGACATCTGCTCCACCACCCAGCGGTCTCTCAGCTCCTGCTCCGGGTCCGCTTCCGGATTGCCCGCCACAAAATTCACCGCATCCAGAAAACGGGCATACACCCGGCGGCGGACCACCGTGGCCCCCACCAGGCTCTGCAGGTCCTCCGCCATTCCGGTGACCAGACCGAACAGATTGGACACCGTCAGTGACGGGCGGGCACTGCTGCCCTTCCCGTTCATCTCAAAACCGCTGCCGTCAATCGGGTATGCCTGATATTCCCGCCCCTGCCAGGTAACCGCCTCCCCTTTTTCATTCAGCTCATTGCAGAAAAAATACCGCTCACCACCCTGCACCGTCAGGTCGATTTCCCAGAGCACCACCCGCGGTGACTGCTCTGATTTAACCGACTCGTTCAGGCTTTCTTCATGAATATTCTGCATCAGTTCACCACCTGCTCAATCGTACAGCTGAAATCACTGTACCGGGCGTTATCCGTGACGCTCCACTCCCGGCACACCACCCTCACCGTCCGGTTATGTTTCGGCGGTCGCCACAAAAAGGCACGGTAACCACCATGCCAGGATAAAAATTCATCCAGCCAGCGCCGGGTTGACTCATCCGTCACCCGGAACACCGCCTGAAACGTCTTCAGTTGAGGATTCAGCCCTGTGGGGCGGCGCTGTTCATAACCGTCACCAAACCGCACCCTCACCACCGACGGCTTCTCACTCACCTGCATCCCTTCACGCGGGACCAGATGCAGCGTTTTTATCTCAGCCACTCAGCATTCCTCCGTCACGTCGCATGGACAGCATCACCGCCTGCACCCGCTGGTCAATCAGCTGCACAAGGCTGCCCGCAGCTTCCGGCCCTATCTGTCCGTTAGCCCCGTCATTCTGAATGGCGATGTGGTAGACCGGGGAATACACCAGACCAGCACTGCCGTTCATACTGCCCACCGCGCGTACGCCCAGCGAGCCATCCGCCGCCCGGGTCAGGGGCATAATGGCTTCAGGTCCGGCTTCCCCCATCAGCCCGGCCCCTTTTGCAAACGCAAAGTACGTGGGCGTGTCCACAATGCTGTTGCTGTACGCGCTCAGGTTTGCCGAGGTATACACGCCGCCTTTTGCATTGGCCACCGCACCGCCCAGCCAGTCACCAATGCTGCCGAGAAATCCTCCTGCACCGGACATACTGTTTGCCGCCGTCTTGATCCCGTTGACAATCGCGGCATTCATAAGAACTTTTGATATTTCCTGCAGCACTGATGAGGCCCAGCTGCGCCATTCCACTTTATTTCCGTTCAGCATCTCCGTGATGTTATTCACCATCCCTGAGATAC